TGGTAGCTAATGAGGCGCGCGGACTTGTACCGGTTAGAACAGGAGCTTTGCGGAACAGCATCAGGGTTGGAGCTACAGCCAGGGGCAAGATTACAGTCAAGGCAGGTAACAACAGAAGTTCTAGCTCCGGAGTTCCTTACGCTAATCCGATTCACTGGGGCTGGTTCAAAAGACACATAAGGCCGCAGCCATTCTTTGTTAGGGCGCTTGGGTACACTAGAGAAGAAATCTATGAAAACTACTTCGGTCAAATGGAGAAGCTAATCAAAACAGAAACCGCTAAAACCAAACTCTAAGGAAGCACAGATGATGAATTTCGATGAAATGACATTAGGGCAAGTAGAAGAAATCGAGCTGCTAGTAGGTCGCAGCATAGACGAAATCTTTGCAGATGGTCAGCCTAAAGGCCGCGCGCTCAGAGTTCTTTATTATGTAGCGATGAAGCAAGATAACCCTGATTACAAATTTGAGGATACTGAGGGCGTTACTCAAAAGGCAGCTTTAGGAATGCTCGGAGCGACAGACCCAAAAGGAAAAAAGTAGCTGAAGATCATGCTAAGAAAATGGCAGAGTTCGTTATAGCTACAGGTGTTAGCCCTAGTGAGTATAGAAAGCTCACAGGGACAGAATACTCAGCTTTTGCAACTGAGGTACATAGGAGAAGAAGCAAATGAGCTTAGTGCTAAATGTAGAGATACTGGGAGAGTACAAAAATCTCGCCAAGGCTACTAAAGGCGCTAATGACAGCTTCGCAGACCTAGGCAAAAAGTTTGGCAAAATAGGCGCAAACATAGGTAAGACAACAGCCGCTATTGGCATAGCACTAGGTGTAATTGCAGTAACACAAATAAAGAAAGCTATAGACGCAGCTAGCGATCTCTCAGAAGCAACTAATGCGGTAGATGTATCTTTCGGAGATGCAGCAGAAGGCATTCTAGAGCTAGGTGAGAATGCAGCTAGAGGGCTAGGACTTTCTAAAACAGAGCTGTTTGGAATTGCTACACAGTTTTCTAGTTTCGCCGAGACTATCGCAGGAGAAGGGGGAAACGTTGTAGAGGTTGTTGATGATATCTCACAGCGCGGAGCGGATTTCGCCTCAGTATTTAATCTAGATGTAGGTGATGCACTAGCTAAATTTCAGTCTGGACTAGCAGGGCAATCAGAACCGCTAAGAATGTACGGCATAGACCTAAGCGCGACAGCGGTAGAAGCTCACGCCTTAGAAAAGGGAATCACAGACGGCACAACTGAAATGACCGAGGCAGAGAAGGTCACAGCGCGTTATAGCTTGCTAATGGAAGAGACTTCAGGAGTTACCGGAGACTTTGCAAACACCTCAGACGGGCTAGCTAATCAGCAGCGCATACTAAAGGCAGAAATAGAAAACACACGCGCAGAAATTGGCGAAAAGTTCATGCCTATAATGCAGGACTTTCAAGGGTTTATTCTAGAAACAGTTATCCCGGCAGTGCAAGACTTTTGGGCTGCAATCATAGACCCGGCAGGCGAAGCGCAAACTCAAATGAGAGCTATCGGCGATGCTATAGACGTATTTGCGCAGACTTTCGGAATAGCTTCCGGCAAAGTAACTTCAGATCAGATCTTTAATTGGTTAGGTGATGGAGTAGTCCAGGCAATCAAGGCGCTTACATTCCTAAGTGTGTTTGCTCAGGAAACCTTCGAGGGACTAGACCTACTACTAGGTGGGCCAGATGCTCGCTACAGTAACGCCGGGCAGAAGCTTGCAGGAATACAACAGCTCCTAGGCGCTCGCAATAAAGCAACTCAAGCAGCAGATCAAATAAAGTTTGCCCCAGACATGCAAGCAGGCGGCGGAGAGTTCGCTAGGCAGGGAAGCATCTCTCAGGGCGGCAGGGGTCGCTTCGATCAGTTCGGCAACGCAATTACTATCAACATAAACCGAGCTAACGTAGACGGTCAGCAGATCATCAACGAGATAAACAACACACTTAAAACCCAGGGCAGCAGAAACCTTCTCCGATGACTACAATAGATAACTTCGACATAGCTAACGATCTTAAGGTCGAGTTCTTTCTGCCGGACAGCTCAGAGAATGCTTTCATTATTGGCATTAGCACACTAGGCAGCTCGCGAGTACTATCAGGCGGCAATACTTTTATTATTGATCAGAGCTTGCTAGGCGGCGAAAACGTCCTAGACGGTGGAGGCACTAATAGCTTTACTTGGCAAAATCTTTCCTGCACAGTAGCTAGGGCAAACCTAGAAAACGGCGGACAAATACAAGATCAGCTTTACTTCCAGCCTCAACCTGCAGGAGCGCGCCTTACCCTGCAAACCTACGATTACGACCCTTCCCAAAACACTTCATTTCGCCCAGGTGTTCCAGTAAGAATAAAGCTCGTAAAAGGCGAGATAGATAAGATTATCTGGAGCGGCATAGTTGATAGCATCGGCGGCACTTACACAATAGACGGTAAAAATCTGCTGCAAGTTATTGCTTTTGATTCTATGAAGCAGCTTCTAAATACTCGAATAGCTAGTTTCGATAGCTCAAACCCCGATGGCTATGTATCCCCACTAGAGCAACTAGAGATAATTGCTAACGAATTTGGCAGCAGCATAAGCGACCTAAGCAAAGTGGCAGCAGGTCGCATTCCCTCAGAAACCCTGACACAGGTAATACCTTCTAATCTAATTCTAGAAGCGATACAAGTAGGACTAGGGCTGTTTTGGATAGACGCTGAAACGCAGGAGTTTGTATTCGTACCGCGCCCAGACCCGGAGACACTTCCAGACTTTCCAGTAGGCGCAAACTACTTCAAGATAGACGAATCACTACTAGGCGGAATAGACGTACTCGGGTCAGGTCAAGAAACTATTTATACAATCGGGAATAATCATGAAACTCTAAATCACTTATGCATGACCAACATAAGCACACTCGCTAGCAGTGATGAAGTTTTCAATTCTCTAAGGGTCGAGCTTGCTTCTGACCCTGACACGTTTGTCTTGCAGGAAAATTTAGATTCGATTTCACTTTATGGAACTTACGCAAAAGACGTAAGTCTAAACACTACAAGTGTTCAAGAACTAGATCGCTGGGCTAGCTCGGTGTTTAACCAATCGCCTACTGACCTAGTACAAAACATAGAAACGCTAACACTAGACAGACAAGGAAATTTGACTGAAGCGGCTTTTCTGCTTCCAGGCACACTAATAGGCGTGGACTTTACTCAGGACACGTTAGAGATTCTAGATTATTATACTATGGTAAAAGTGAGTCACTTCATCGACTCAGACACTTGGCTAACTACACTAGACCTATGGAAAGAAGCATAAAATGAGCTATAAAGTATTCGCTAACGGCAACACGCTGCCAGCCTCAGACATAAACAATAACCTTATGCAGCAGGTCATCGCGGTCTTTGCAAGTAGCGGCGCGAGAGATGCGGCGATCACTAGCCCGGTAAATGGTCAGTTTGCTTACCTAACAGGCACAAGCTTGCTAACCAAATACGATGGTTCGGCTTGGGGTAACGCGATAGTATTCCCAGACCCTACACCCACAGTTAGCGAGCAGGGGACTTCTAGGGCGATAGTTGCCGGAGATGCTAACACCTTTATCTATGCAACCGCTGCAATCACGATTACAGTAGACGATGAACTTGCTATAGGCGAGACTATAAACTTTATCCAAAACGCGGCAGGTGCTATTACTTTCGCTGCAGGCGCAGGAGTGACACTTAACTCTAAAGATGACGCTTTGGACACAGGCGGACAGTTTGCAGGAGCAAGCATCACAAAGAAAGCGACAAACAGCTATTACCTAGTTGGCGATCTCGCATGATTCTATTTGGAATACTCGCGGCTAGTGGTGGCCCAGGCGCTCCAAAAGCAACAGGCGGAGCGATTAGCTATGACGAAGCCAATAACAAATGGGTACACGTCTTTACAGCATCAGGTACGTTCACACCTACCGAGGACTTGACTTGTGACTACCTAGTTATTGCTGGCGGTGGTGCTGGTGGCTCTAGCGGATTCGGTGCTGGAGGTGGAGGTGGAGGCGGATATCGGTCATCTGTTTCAGGCGAATCATCAGGTGGTGGCGGAAGTGCTGAAAGCTCGCTAACCCTTGATGCTGCTACTGGTTACATAGTAACAATAGGGGCTGGCGGTTCTGGAATAACTGCTTCTAGTTATAACACAGCCAAGAACAACGGAACTAATTCAGAATTTGCAACAATAACCTCTACTTCAGGTGGTGGCGGCTCTGGCGGCAACGTTGTTGGGTCAGACGGTGGCTCTGGCGGTGGAGGTGATGGCGGCTATTCGACAGTTGGAGGTGATGGAACTTCTAATCAAGGTCGCAACGGAGGACAGGGAATTTACGGCAATCCATCTGTCGAAGTTGCTGCCGGTGGTGGTGGTGGTGGTGCTTCTACTAATGGAACAAGTGCTTCAATAAGCGGTAGTGTTGCTTCCGGAGGTAATGGCGGTAATGGAGTGGCTTCAAGCATTACAGGTTCATCTGTAACTAGAGCTGGCGGTGGAGGTGGTGGAAGTTATAGGTCTGCCACGCCTGGTAATGGCGGTTTAGGTGGTGGCGGTAATGGGGCGCAAAATGATGCAACCAACGGAACAATAAGCACTGGTTCTGGTGGTGGTGGTTCAGGCAACTCGGGTATATCGGTTACTTCGGGTAGTGGCGGTTCAGGAATCGTAATAGTAACGTATGGAGCATAATGGCACACTTTGCAGAACTAGACGAAAACAACATTGTCACTAGAGTGTTGGTCACTAACAAAGCTTTCCCTAACGAGGGCTACGACTGGTTGATTGACAACCTCGGCGGCACTTGGATTCAAACCAGCTACAACGCAACCATTCGGTTCAACTATGCAGGTGTCGGATTCAGTTACGACTCAGAGCTAGACGCTTTCATAGCGCCTAAGCCTTACCCTTCTTGGGAGCTAGATGAGACTTGCCAATGGCAAGCCCCTACGCCTTACCCACAAGATGATGAACTAAATTATTTTTGGAATGAGTCAGATACTCAGTGGGAGCTATCAGAGTTTGAAGTAGAGAGCTAATGGCAGAGCAAGTACCCAAAAGCAACACTCAACAGCAGTTACTACTAAAGCTAGTAGGTGACATGGCAGACGTAAAAGCCGGGTTCAAGATGCTGCAAGACCATGAGGACAGAATTAGAGAGCTAGAAAAGGATCGCTGGAAGAACGCCTGGATTACAGCTTTCGCTTCTGCCGCGCTTACTGCTTTCGCCGTTACCGTTGTTTCGCAGGTTCTAATTTGAGATACCCACTCCCTAAGGCAAGCATCACAGCACTCTATGGCGCTACAGAGAACAGGAGTACCCCACATAGGGGACTAGACTTTGGCGCAGCGACAGGCGCTTGGATCACAGCACCGGAAACAGGCACAATAGTAGTAAACACTTGGAGCGATGTTCTAGGTAATTGCTTAGTCCTACGCTTCTGGCATGACGGCAAACAGATGCCTATGTATCTAGGCTTTGCTCACTTGAAGGTAAAGAGCAAGCACAAGGTAGGTACTAAAATCTGGGAAGGCAATAAGTGGTTCGCGGCAGTTGGCAACACTGGGAGCGCCTCACGCGGTAGCCACTTGCACCTAACCTACGGAGACACGCCTAAGCACATCTTCTACGGTAAAACATTCGACCCACTAGCCCTATTGGAAAGGTACGCAAAATGAAATTCAACCCCGAGATTAGAAAAGCAATCTACGCAGCAGTAGCCGGATTAGTGCCGCTTCTGGTAATCGCCGGGATAGTTACCGGAGAGCAATCGCAGCAGATACTTAGCAGCGTCGCAGCAGCGTTAGCTTTCTTCGCTTCAGTGATGGCAGTAAAGAACACTGAGGTAAACAACCCTGAAGAATACGAAGACGTAACCGAGGGAATAGAGCCGCCACACATTCCGGGTGTCTAACTTTTTACACCCTTCTCGGACTACTTTTTACACTAGCCTTGAGCGTTACGCATTTTAGCGCGTTGCCTAGTGTTGACTCCACCCCAGATACCATGCTTCTCATCATTCACTAAAGCAAACTCTAGACACAGCGACCTAACAGGGCAAACTTTACAAAGACTAATTGCAGATCTTAGATTAGTATTCATAACGCCACCTTCTGGAAACCAAGCATCGGGATCAGAAGTCTGGCAGGCAGTTGCCCCGGTCTTTTTTATGCCTTCTGCTAGTGCAGTGAGAGCTTGTTCTGAGTCCATGCCTAAACAATAACTGCAATTATGTCGCGCTGCTTTGCTATGCTCCAAAACATGATTTCAGTAAACAAGACAATCGCCAAACTAGGCGGCACTCTAATCGGCACACACCCGGCAGGATCTCCTGAGTGGCATGCTCAGAGATCTCACGCAATCGGCGGCAGCGACATAGCTCCGATAATGAATAAATCTCCCTGGACTAGCGCGGTGTACTTATGGGCGCAGAAGTCAGGCTTGCTATTGCCTACAGAAGGCACGATGGCTATGAAGCTAGGTAACTACTTTGAGCCTGCTATAGCTCGACTATTCGGGGACATGCATCCACACTTGACACTTCACACCGGAGATTACACTTACGAATCACAGAAGAACCCCTCATTTCACGCTAACCCCGATGGGGTCATAGAAGACGAAGACGGCAGTTTATACATTCTGGAGATCAAATTCTCTAGAAACGCTATGCCTATGTTGCCGGAGCATTACAGGCTTCAAGTTCTTTGGTACATGATCGTCACAGGCTTGCATAGTCCCGGTGTACTCTGTGCAGTCGCAGGAGGCGAATACAGGGAGTTTACAGTGGAGTATGACCCGATAGAGGCGGAGGCACTTATGAGGGCGGCAGAGAGCTTCCTAGAGCTTGTCAGGACAGGAGAGCAGCCAGACATAGAAGGCAGCGATTCTACTTACAGCGCAATTAGGATTCTGCATCCGGACATAGAAGACACAGAGATAGAAATAGACCCCGAGGAATACCGACTTCTGCAATCGGCACTAGAACAAGAAAAGTTTTGGAAGCAGCAGGCAACACTTAGAAAGTCGGTCATTCAAAGCAGCATGAAAGGCGCTAAGTACGGGTATGTAGACGGGGAGAATGTTGTAATGTTACAAAGCAGATCTGGCGGCGCGCCTTATCTCAAAATCACAGGAGGATAAAAGTGGGATTCATGGATAACTACGAACCAGTAGCGGATCGAATAGCTAAGTTCTGGGAAAAGCACCCAAACGGCAGAATACACACGGAGATAAAGCTAATCAACGAAACCGAGATTGTCATAATGGCAAGTGTTTACACTGACCGGGAAGACATGAGAGCAGCAGCTATTGACTTTGCCCAGGAGACTAGAAACTCAAGCCCAATAAACAAAACTAGCTTTATCGAAAATTGCAGCACTAGCGCAATCGGTAGGGCTTTATCAACGCTTGGGTTTTCTAGCAAGAAAGACGGTCACAGCGTTAGACCTAGCGCGGAGGAAATGCAGGCAGCCTCACAGGAGGCTTTGGCGGTATCTCTAAAGGGGTTTGAGGGTCGCGCAAGTGTCCTAGCCCTTAGTAGTGATGTTGAAGGGCTTAGAGAGCTATACAGCGATGCAAAGCTACATGGAATGCCTAAGCGATTCCTAGAGCAGGTTACAGAGATGGCTAAGGCAGTAGATACAAAGTGAAAGCGAAGGAGACGTAGCCCACAGATAGCTACGCCTCCAGCAGTAATTCTATCTGACAGACAGGAGAATCATGGAGCAGGAAACAGACTGGAAAGAGTTTACAGAACGGACTTGGCTAACGGGTTACAAACGTGGCTACGGTCATGGTCGCGAAGACATGAGAAAGCAACTAACTTTTGAGCTTTGGGATTTCAGGAAAAAGATACTTTTGACAGATACAGATCTCGCTGAAACGATAGAAATCTGCATCGACAGATTAGAAAAATTAAAATAAGATACATCTTCTATATATAGATATATATATAAGCATTATTAAAGGTTCTATATATAGACATTTAACTTAATAACTATACATAAGCATTATGTTTATATATAGCAAGAAATTACTCATCACAGAAAAGGAAATGAAATGCCAAAGATCACAATCACAGGAGACGTAAACCTAATTGGCTGGGAAGGAAGAAGGATCTCAGTTTGGGAGAAATACGATGTTCCAGGCTATACGAAACCCTTCTCAAGACTTTGGACATGTTGGTTCGGCTTCTCGCAAGCAGAGCATCTCCAAGAAGGTGACTGGATAGAGCTAACTGGGGAGCTATCGACGAAGATAGGGAAATACACACCTAAGGACTCAGACGTTGAAAAGGCCGTTGTAGAACATCACTTGCAAACTGCACAGCTAGTCCAGGCAAGAAGCAAGACACAGCAGGGCGCGACTATGGCGCAAGTTTCAGGCTTCGAGAATGCGCCGTTCTGATGATTTCGGACATGAGCGAACTGGAAAACAAACTCTATTTCACAAAAGGCTATGAAGCCGGGGTGGAGCTAGAGCGCAAGCGCATCATAAAGGTAATTAAAGACCTAGCAGACACTCGCGACATTCTAGAGACACTCAAGTATCCATTCCTTGCTAAGGAAATAGAAGACGCAATCCTAGACGGTCAAGATGCAGACTGAAAAAACGCAAGCAGAATCAATTTACAAGGCGGTCTATGACTACTTTCGACTATTTGACGGAGCATCAAACAGAACTCACAAAATTAGCGAAGCGGAGCTTATAACGCTGATAAATGAGGCACTAAATGACTAGAGAAAAAAGGTCAGAGATCATAACTAGGAAAAACAGGCACTCCCTAACAGGACTTGTATTCTTGGCAGGCGTAGGCGTGGGCACTCTAAGCGTTTTGGTTCTTCTTCTTAGTCATAGTGCTGATAGACAGAATCTAAGATGATTCAGGTCTTTGTACCGGGAATACCTCAGCCACAGGGTTCAAAGAATGCGTTTGTAATTGGCAAGCGCGCGGTCATAGTTGAGAGCAATAAAAACCTCCCGGCTTGGCGCAAGACACTAACTGAAGTACTCGAGGCAGCTAATAGCTCATGTCAGCCGCTTACTGGCGCAGTATGTTTAGAGGTGATTTTCTTTATGCCTCGAGCTAAGAGCAACACAAAAGATTACCCATCGCAAAAGCCCGATCTGGATAAGCTCATTCGGGCAGTAGGCGATTCAGCAGACAACGCCGGACTACTCTCAGACGATTCTCAAATCTGCCAAATCTTAGCCAATAAGGTATGGGCAGGGTGTGAGGCAGATCAAGGCGCACTAATTACATTCAGCGAACTATAAGAAAGATAGCTAACCTATGTATAAGACAACGCTCACACAGAAAGCGCAAACGCTTATGAAAACAGCAGCAGGAATGGTCATACTCGCATTCTTCTTAGTAGGGGTAAATCTACTAGCGACACTAATAACAACCTATGTTCCCTGGCTAACTATGATTCTGCTCGGAGCTACATTTAGCTACTTGACCGTAGTCGTTTATCAAGGGCTTAGAGACTCATGAAATGCCCTATCTGCGATACACCTCACACAACTCGAGGCAATGAAGTAGTACCATGTAATAGATGCTGGACTAAGGAGCGATCATGGCGGATTGGCACAACTCGAAAGAGTGGAACAAAGCGCGCGCCTATGCGAAAACAGTCTTAGATCCTGAGTGTGTTATCTGCGGTGCAGAACTAACGGGGGGGGACTGGACTATCGATCACATACGCCCACCCTCGGTAACGGGTGACCCCAACCACGACATAGCTAACCTCCAGTCTTTATGCCGGGTATGCAACGGGCGCAAGTCTGATAAGACAGCAGTGAGAGCAGCTTGGAAGAACAGCAGATGGTAGGCAGGGGCAGGGCAGGGGCTTATCTTGTCCTTCAAAAGGGGGGTAAAAGGGGGTCTAAATGGGGGTCTACAGAGGCTCTACAGAGGGGCTACAGGGCAGGGGGTTTTTTCGACAGCCGCGCGCCAATCCCACGCTTCTCCACAAGTTAAGACAGAATAGCTAGATTATCCGAGGAGGTACATCGCATGATTCACGAAACACTTAGCAAGTGGTTAGATAGCCTTACATTGACCATCGAACAAAAAGTAATCTCCGAAATGGCATTACGTCTAGCGGCTTCCTTCGACGAAACCGGACACACCTCGACAGCAGCGGAGCTACGCAAAACAATCTTGGAACTGCAATCACAGATCAACGCCAACAGGCACGAATTAGACCCACTAGAGAAGCTGCTAACTAGGTAATGCTTCAGCTCCCAGCTAGCTACACTAAGCCGCTATCTGAAGACTTTATAACAGACGGTGACTTGCTTATAGAGCTAGCAACGATAGCTTGGAAAGCTCCCGAGAGTCCAGACGGGCTAGAGCTAGACGAATGGCAGAAGTGGCTACTTCGACACCTTCTAGAAAGATACCCAGACACACACCCAGATCCCGATCTTGCAGGCAGACTTAGGTACAGGCAAGCGGTAGTAAGTTTGGGAAGGCAAAACGGCAAGAGTTTACTCGCGGCTATCTTGGGGCTTTACGGGTTACTCGTGCATCAGCCTTCCGGCGCTCAGGTGCTATCGCTTGCCAGTTCCTCAGATCAGGCGCGCATTATTTATTCTCGGGTACTTTTTGTAATCCAGAACAATAAGTTTCTGTCTAAGCGGTTCAAGAAAGCTACTGAGATGCGCGGCATCG